CTACCAAAGTCCTTAGAGGGGCATTGGGTTCATTAGTTAAGAAAAATATTGTGTTTGTTGATGAAAATAATAGTGGTTACGATATCATCTACTTAAACAAACCCTATTGGAGTTTAGTTAATGAAAGTTGGGCTGAAGAAGCTAATTATTAAAAAAATAATTACGAAAAAGCTTGGATATATGAGCAGAATTTCGTACCTTTATTATATGAGAGAGAGATTGATAGCTTTGATTGTTTTTTTAATGGTAACAGGCCATCCCTGTCGTTTACGTGTGTTGGCTATCTCTGTACGACATTTACCTAAAATTGAAATAAGTTTTAAACCTGAATAATATGAATAACGAAGAGATTGTTGCAATGAGTGTGAGTGAGTACGTTGATTTGTTAATTGCTATGGCTGAGTTCAACGGGCATAACGACCCTCATAAGACCAATTGGGATTACTGCCGTTGGCATGGTGTAGTGAGTGAGGAGAGGTATGAGGAATCGATACCTTTGTTGGTAGAGCGAGGATATGAGTCTTGGATGGGAAATTAATTATTAAAATTTTCATAATGTTTAATTTAAAGTGGTGGGGATATTCCTCATCACTTTTTTTGTTTTGTATATACTTATATATAAACATTAAGTTATTATTTTATGGAAGAACAATTAGAACAACAAGTTACAAGAGGGTTAGCACCACAATCGGCACCCCATTATTCCGCACCAAAACAATATCCTTTCCCAACGGAAGTTATTAGTTTACCATCAAAAGGGTTATGTTATCCGGAATCGCATCCACTTTCAAAAGGTGAAATTACAATTAAATTAATGACAGCAAAGGAAGAAGATATTCTTACTTCGACTAATTTAATTAAAAAAGGAATCCATTTGGATAAATTATTAGAATCAGTTGTAGTTGAGCCAGGAGTTAATGTAAATGATATATTGGTTGGAGATAAAAATGCTATTTTAATTACATCAAGAGTATTAGCATTTGGTCCTGAATATAATGTTACAATTAATGACCCAGTTGAAAATGAACCAGTTGAGTATACAGTAGATTTATCTAAAATAAAAATTAAAGAAGTAGATGATTCTAAATTGAATAGACAAAATGAATATGATTTTACTTTGCCTGTTTCTAAAGCACAAATTAAATTTAAATTACTTACACATGGTGATGAATTAGCAATCAATAAAGATATTGAAGCTAGTGAAAAAACATTGAAGCAAGGAAATGAAATAACTACACGATATAGAAGATTGATTACAGAAGTTAATGGTGATAGAAACTTGGGTACAATTAGTACATACGTTACTAATCAATTATTAGCGGGAGATTCAAAAGCATTACGAAAGTATATGACATCGATTACTCCGGATTTGGATTTAACATTTGATTATGTATCTCCATATACAGGTGAGACGGAGGCTCTCCGTATCCCATTCGGGATGGACTTTTTTTACCCTACCGAGTAATTACTCCGTTTTATTACATCAGAGAATATTTCAAATGGTATATTTCTCAAATGGTGGATTTAATTGGAACGATTTATATTTTATGCCTATTAAATTTAGAGAATTTTATTGGAGAGAACTCCTTAAAGCTAAAGAAGAAGAAAACGAACAAATCGAAGCTTCAAAATCTAAATCAAATAATTCTTCTAAAACGAGAAGAAGATGATATTTATAATAGTATTATAATATAAGATTATGCCTAAACCAATATTAATTGAAGCAAACGTATTTGCAAAACTATTATCTTTCTTCTATGATGCAAAAGATAAGGGGAAGGAAGATGCGTTATCAAAATTTGTAAATTCTAAAAATAGTCCTGAATTAGATAAAGCATATGATGCTTGGCAACGTGATAATGAAAAGTTATTAGTAGCTACTAAAAAATTATTAGTAAGTACGGGGTTAGATACATCAAAAATAGATGGGTTATTAAAAAAATACCATAACTATTAATTTAGATGGCTAAAAGAAAGAATTCAACCCCACCCACACCGCCTACTGTTACTGATTTAGCGGATAAAGCCATACAGGCTCAAAATCAACATCTTGAAACGCAAGAAGCTGTATACGAAAGTATTGCCGCAGCTCAGCTGAAAGGTATTTCCAACCAAAAATTATTGATGGATGTATTGAAGAAAGCTAAAAAAGAAGCCGGTTCATTTGCAGATGCGATAAAAAAGGGTGTGAAAGAGATGGAAACTTTAAATGAAGCTGCTAAGGAATTAGATAGTACTGGAGTTCCACTTATAAAGGAGATGAAAGATTCTTTAGTATCTGCTACTAAAAGTACTAAAGATTTTAGAATAGCATTATTTGCATTAGGAGCAGCTGCAGGTGCAGTGGCTTATAATTTAGGTTTAATTGGTGATAAGTTAGGAACTATTGCCAAATACGATAAGAAAATAAATCCGATTCAAGAGAAGCTGGATTTATTAGAAAATAGTATTAGAGGCGCATTTGCAGGCCAAGAAGCGGCCGGTAAATTTGCATTCCAAATGGAACGATTGAGTGCTGCTTTTCAGAAAGCATCGGCAACCGCGTTATTTGGTAAAGGATTGGGTTCAGTTGGTTATGGCGGAGCTCAATTACAATTAGCAGGTATTGGTGCAGAAAAGATTGCAGAACAAATGAAAGCAGCTGGGGATGCAACTGGTAAAATGCCATCATCTAAAGTAGCAGCTGATATGGCTGTACTTGCAGCTAGAACAGACCAATCAGCTGAAGGAGCAGCTTCGATTAGTGAAGTATTCCAACGTTTAGATGGAACTAGTGCGGATGTTGCTCTTAATATGCAGGAAGGTATGAGAGCAATGGCTGATAAAGCTGGTATTAATTTGGGTGGATTGATGGCAGAAGTTGCTGAATCATCTAAAGAAATGTTAGGTTACCAAATTAAATCAGGTTCAGCATTATCGAGACAAGTAGCATTCGCCCGTTCAATGGGTGTAAGTTTTCAAGATATAGCAAAAGCTGGGCAAAGTATGGTATTGAACTATAAAGATAGTATCAAAGCCGAAATGCAATTATCAGCTATGTTAGGTAAAAATGTAGACCTATCCGAAGTTCGTTCTAAATTTGCAAGTGGTGATACCGATGGGGCATTAATGGCTAAAAAAGCTCAGGGGTTAGACCCTAAAAATATGGATATGTTCCAGCAACAACAATTGCAGGAAGCAACTGGTATGGACTTAACTACTTTATCTAAAATAAATAGTAATACAGGAAAAAATGTTCAATTGGGAGAAGGAAATGCAAAAAAAGGAAATCAATCGTTTTTAAACAAAACTGAATCGGCAGCTAGAACTGAAGATATAGCAAATGCAAATATATCTGTTAAAGAAGCAGCATTTAATATTTCAATGAATGCAGCCAAAGATAGAGCGGTATTAGAAAACGAACAAATACGAAGATATAAGGAACAAATCGCCCAATTAGAAGCGTTAAAAAATGCCGAAGTTGGTCTTACAACGGCACTTATATCAATTTTAACTGGTTTAGCGACATCTGAAATAGGTGGATTCTTAAAAGAATTAAAATCAAATCCATTTGGTAAAAATGATTTCAAAAAGAATTCAGCCGGTAGAATGGTTAATAAAAAAACAGGTAAGTTTGCTTCGGCCAAAGATTTGGCTGAAGGTAGAACCGGCACAAGTATGAGAACTAAAGTTGGTGGTTCACTATTAGCAGCTGGTGTTGGGGCATATCAAGGATATACAAATTTTGATAAAAAAAGAGAAGGAGAAAGTGAAGTTAGAGAAACTGATAAGATGGGTGCCGGATTGGTACAAGGTGGATTATCTGCAGCCGGAACTGCATTGGGCATGGCATTTGGCGGCCCATTAGGTGGTATGATTGGCGGATTTTTAGGAGATTCATTAGGAGGAGCATTGAATGAATACGCTCCTGGATTTGCGCAAGGAGTTGGTGATATGTTTGAAGGAGTTAAAAATGCATTTGGAGTATTTCAAGATAAGTTATACGGATTGTGGGAAACTTTGAAACCTATTAGAGATTTATTCGGCCAATTGGCACAAAAATTAGGGTTTGAAGAAGGTGGTATGAGTAGTATATTACAAATGGTTGGTAATTTTATATTTGATTCTGTGATATATCCATTTAATTTACTTATTTCATCCATTAGTGGAATGGCAAAAGTTTTTATGGGTATTATTGGTCTTTTTGGTAGTGAACCACAAAAAGCTTGGGAAAAAATTAAATCGGGTTTAGCAGATTTTATTGGTGGTATATTAGGTCCATTTAAAAATATATTTGCACAACTATGGAATTACATAGCTGATAGTAAAATTGGTAAGTTTTTGAATTTGGGCAAAATGGATGTAGTAGACCCTCAAAAAGTAGCAGCTGAGAAAAAAGTTAAAGCTGATGCAGCCGCTAAAGCTAAAGCTGAAGCTGATGCAAAAGCTGGAAAGGGAGCTATTGGAGTTGATACTAAAGTAAATAAAGGAACTAACACCGCAGGAGTAACTACTAATTATGGTGGAGGAGGAGCAGGTACTTCTATAAGTACAGCTGGTTCTAAATCTATTACCGATGCAATAGTTTCAACATCTGGCAAAATGCGTGAAGTAATGAATTTATCTAATAAAGCACTTGAAACTTTAAATAAAACAACTACTCAAACTGCAACTAATAGTGCAGCCTCATTAGACCAATTAAAAACTTTAAATACCAATACGTTGGCAATGAAAGAATTGACTCGTAGAATCGAAGCATTGACTAGAGCAACATATGAAGGTGGTGGTAAAGTTGTAATAGATGGTAAAACATTAGCAAGTTCAGTATCTAGATATGCAGATAATACACAGGGAACTAATCCAAATAGTTTTACTCAAATATTTAGAGGAGAAACTACTACATACGGATAATAATAATACATTCATAAATTTTTAATAAAGATATTTATAGTAAATAGTACACTATAAATGGCAACACTTCAAGACCTTTTTAAAAAGCAAAAATCTGACCTATATAGTACGGATAAAATTCGTATTGATTCATTAGGTTTAATCAATCCACCAAGAGGAGCAGCATTACTTGCATCATCGCCAAACGCATTAGGAGACCTTATAGGTAATCAAGTTAGTGGATTATTGGGTGGTTCAGCAAATAGACCTTCAGATACTATTTTTAAAAGTGATGGGGTTTTATCTAAACCTATTTCATTATTCAAAACACAACAGCAATTAAAAGATGCAATACAATCCGGTGAAGTATATTTTGTAAAAGATAATCCGGCACCTGCATCCCTATTTGCTAAATATAAACAAGGTGCAAATTCACCTACGGATATGGCTATGAATTTAGCCAAAGATGCATTAAATAATATTGGTGGTAAAAAAGGTAAAGCTAATGCATTAAAAGAAGCTTTAAAAAAGAAAAACGAAGAGGGACAGGGATATGGTACTAAATATAAAAGATTAGATATTGGAGCAAAACCTTTAACCGAAGAACATAAATTTACAAAATGGTATCCGAAATATACCGAAATAACAGACGAAACTACGGGTATAAAATCTTATGCACAAACTGCACTAGGAGAGAGAACAATTGATAATACTACTTGGGATGATGCAAATTCATTAGTAATGAATACTGAATCGTTCCCATCGCAAGATGTATATAATACTGAATTTGCAAAACATAAATATGCAAATCAAGCTTGGGTAAGTTTTAAAAAATATGGAACTAATGAAATTATACCATTTGTTGGAAGTGTTACTGGTATAGCCGAAGATATTACACCTGAATGGAGTGATTACAAATACGTTGGTTCTCCGTTTAAAATTTATAAATATACAGGAGTAGAACGTAGTTTAAAATTTGATTTAAAATTATATTATACAACCGAAATTGAAAAAACAATAATGGTTAAAAAAATTAATTTTTTAAAATCACTTGCATTTCCATTTGATAATGTAGTTAAAGTTGAGTATCCTGGATTATCATCGGATAATAGCCCAATGGTAATTTCTCCAAATCTAATAAAATTAAGTATATCAGGATTATATAAAAATTTATTAGGTATAATAGAAACATTAAGCTTTTCAATTGAAGATAATACTACTTGGGGTAATAATGATTTTAATATGGAAGGTGATTTATCAAAAAATGGAATATATCCAAATTTGATAAGTGTTAATGTGGGAATGAAGATTATAGAAAATCACGTAGTTGATTCTGATACAATAACAAAATATAAATATAATTTTGATGGATATAATACAGATGGTAAAGAATACATTGAAACTACTGTAAAAGAAGAAAATATTTAATTATGGCAAATAGATACGCATATAGTAAAGTTATACAATCAAACGAAACCAAAAAACAATATTTGGAATCAACTATATATCCAAAAATAAAAGCAAATGATAATGATTTTTATATCATTTCGGAAGCCGGAGATAGATTGGATTTATTAGCAAATAAATATTATAATGATAAAACCAAATGGTGGATTATAGCAACTGCTAACAATATAAATGATGCTACATTTTATGTAGAACCTGGTATACAATTAAGAATACCATCTGATGTAAATGCAGTTATGAATAGTTTAGAAAAATTAAATAAATAAAGTTATGTTCCCATATCTAGCTCCTGTAAAAGACTGGACTGTTGAAGTTTTTAAAGATAGAGAAGCCAATCCCATTGATGATAATTTACTAATGCCTTGGATGATATTAACATCCGGTGCCAAAGTACTAAAAACTAAAGTAGCTAGTGATTCCAAAACTGCAGCAGCTGATTATGAATCATTAATATCAAATAGTGATTCTATTGAACAATATTCCGGATGTATTATAAAAAATAATACAACACCTGAATTAAATTATCAATTAAATGAAACAATTGTAGGATTTGATTTTAATGGTAAGCCAATAAAAGTTGATGGTGAGAAAAATAGAAGAATTTCTACTCCAATAATTGAATCAGTTGAAATAACAACCGATGGTGCAAACAATACTTTAAAAACAGCAAAAATAAATGTTAGATGTTTTTCATTAAAACAATATGAAATGTTTGAATTGTTTTTTTGCAAGCCAGGTATGAATCTTTTATTAGAATGGGGTAATAATATTTTAAGTAGAAAAAATTATTCTGATTCTAAAGATGCGGAAAGACCAAAAGCAGCCACCGATGTAACATCATTATTAGTTCCTAAAAATGATTATGATACATATAAACAAAATTTTTCAAATTATTATAGAGTTAATAATGAAACATTTAGAACTTATATGAATAATGTTGAAGCATCTAGAGGTACATATGATTTGGTAGCTGGTAAAGTAACTGATTATAGTTTTTCAATAGATAATGGAACTTATACAGTTATGATTGAAATCTCACAAGGAAATCAAATGACATTAGCAATTCCTGTAAATACAACAGAACCAACCTCAACTGTTAAAGGAAAAAATAAAAATATTAAAAATGGTATAGACCAGTGGACTTTGGAATTATGTGCAAATTTGGGTATAGATTATAATAATTTTAAAAAAATAATTGGAAAAGAATGGGAAAATGATTTTTATAATTGGGGAAAAGTAAATGAAGATAAAAAAGATGAAGGAAGTTCTAAAGATGCATATGTTAGTTTAAGATTTATATTAAAGATATTATTAAATTATATGTTATACAAAGATGGTAACTTTGTAAGACAAGATTGGGAACTCACATTACCTACATATGATAATAAAAACACAGGCAAACCCATTGAATGTATACCATTCAGATTTCATAAAAATATGATTTCATCTTCTCCCGAAATAATATTTCCAAATGAAGATTTACCTAAAATTACCGGAGCTAAAGATAAAGTTGAAATAATAGTAGACCCTAAAGACCGAGTAAAAGGTACAATAAATGGATATTCTATATTAGAAAACACACCATTATCATTAAAAAGAGGAAGTGGGGTTATTAATATAAATCCAGCAGACCCAAATGCACCTGATATTAAAAATGGCAATGCATTGAATATATTTATAAATTATAAAAATGTAGCAGAAATTTGGAAAAAATCATATACTAGAATAGATTTTTTAAAATCAATATTAGCTATATTAAATTCAAATACATATGGTTTAGCTAGATTTCAATATATACCACAAGTTACAGGTGGTAAAGCAACTATTGTAGATATAAAATCAACAGGCGAAGCTGATACAGGCACACAACCATATAGATTTAAAGTTAATGGTATTAATTCAATTGTAAGAGATTTTAGTTTTAATTTTGAAATGAGTAATTTAATCGCAGGTAGAACTGTATTTAATGCTCAAAAATTTTTAATAGAAGCACTTAAAAAAGTACCAGCAGATTCAAAAACAAAAATAGATTTACCACCGGATGCTTATAAAAGTTATGATAATTCTATGTTTGGGAATGCAGATGGGTGGTATTCAATAAATGTAATAGATTTGGAAGCTCTTAAAAAAACATTTAAAGATGCGCAAGATACTAGTACAACTGCTCCGCCAGCCGATGATAAAAAAACAGATGAAGCTAAACATCTTGCAGACGTTATACAGGCAAAATCAATTAAATTCAAAGAAGCTGGCAAAAATGATTTAAAAATATTAATATTCAATGATGTAGATTTTGTTACAAAATTAGTAACATCTGTTGATAATGAAAAAAGTACATTAACGCCAATAGATGTTAGTTTGACAATTAATGGATTATCAGGATTAAGTTGTGGTGAATATTTTAAATTGGAAGGTGTTCCTGAAATGTATAATAAAATTGGTGTATTCCAAATTACAAATACATCGCATACCATTGATAACGATGGTTGGGTAACTAAAATTGATGCAGGATTTAGAATAAATAAAAAATAATAAAATGTATAGAGACGTAGCAAAAAATTTAGATACATTTGATATAATATTACCAGATACGATAGTACCTATACCATCAGTTAATGATTATGAACTTGGGTTTATTAGAAGATATTTTACTCAAAAATCAAATGATAATAATGGGCATATTTTTGAAATATCATATGATACTTATAGAAATTTTATAAAAAATCCATTGTTTAATTGTATAGATATTAAATGGAGAATCAGAGGACCAATTAATACAATTTATAAAATGGATGGCGGAGTAGATGATATTGGTGTAATAAATGCAAATAAAGCAACATTGGCAACAGCAAGTAAAGAATTAAAAAATATTGGATTATATCTTCCAAATATTTTACAATTTCATAAATAATTTTGAAATAACAAATATTTTTTGTATATTTGTAAGGTATGAATTTAATAGAAACTAAATCTTCCTTGCAATCATTTATCAAATCAACCCCAACAATTGATTTGATAGTACCCGTATGGAGTTCCCATAAAGCACATCCATTTATGAATCGTATATCGTTTATCTATTATAGATTGAACGATGGCAATGATGGTATTATTAATATCAATCACATAGATGCAAAGAAGATTGAGAAGTTCCCAATAGATACTTTGGTTAGTGAAAATACAATTGTATTTGGAAACCGATATGTAGCAACAAAAGGACTTGATTACGAATGGATATACTTTGAACAATATGGTAAACCATTCATATTCAATGAGTTCGCTGAATCGGTGTATAAGGGGTATAGAATCGATTATAAAGAGTTGAATGATTGTATTCCTCTAATGAAGTGGTATGAGGTGTTAAACGCAATGCCTGTAACAAATAACATTACTCCATCATCAATCACATATTCATCAGCTATCCGAACACTTGGGAGGCTGGAGGGGGCTGGGGTAAAAGTCGAAGAGGAAAAATTTATTGATACTTTTAGCCTTTCTACCGAATATATTAAAAGGAGTTTGGTGTATACACAATATAATCCATATACAGTAACTGGTCGTCCATCCAATAGACACTTAAACATTAACTATTCTGCCCTAAACAAATCCGATGGAAGTAGGGGGTGTTTTGTTAGTAGGAATCCAAATGGGACTCTAATTCAATTCGATTATGAATCATATCACATTCGTTTGATTGCCAAATTGGTTGGATACGAATTTCCTAAAGGGATTTCCGCTCACCAACACTTAGCGGATTTATATGGGTGTGATTACGAAACTGCGAAGAAGGTAACGTTTACATATCTTTATGGGGGGTTAGATGATAACGCCCGTAAGATTCCGTTCTTTCAAAAGGTTGAAGGGTATGTTAGGGAACTATACCAAAAGTTCGTAATTTCCGGTCGTTTAACGACACCTCTATATAAGAGGGAAATCCATTTCTCAAAAATTGAAGGAGCGACTGAACAAAAGGTATTCAACTATCTTCTTCAGGCATTGGAAACTGAAGTGAACTATATGAAGATTGAGAAGGTGTTAGATTTACTGAATGGTAAGATGAGTAGGATGGTTTTATATACCTACGATGCGTTTTTAATTGATGTTCATCCTATTGAAAGGGATTGGGTTTTGAGTGAGGTTAAATCGATTATGGAAGTGGGTGGATTCCCTGTCAAAGTTGAAGAGGGAACTAATTACGATAATTTAGTTGGAATAGAATAAAAAATTATATTTATATCATATAATTATATAGGAACAAACACGCAATAAATAATGATTCCAAATTTTAAAGAAATCTTATCGGAGTTAAGTTACAGAGTAGATGGGGGTATACCTGATTTAACTAAAGAATCTCATGTTAATCATTTAATCGATATTTTAAGAGAGAATGGTATTTCAGATGCCGCACAACTTGCACAAAAAGCTAGAGTGTATTTTTCTTATTTAAACGAAGTAGGAACATCGGATAAAGCATTACAAAAAACTTTAGATACTACTTTTAAAAATCCGGAAACAAAGAAGATGGTTAAAGTATCTTCTGCATTAGGGTATGATAAAAAATCACAAGCTTATAATATAGCCAAAGGAATGTTCCAAAAAGCAGGTCATTCTATGGATGATATTGATATGATTGATACTGAACCGGGCGATGAAGAACAACCTACAAATGTATTTGGTAAAAAAGATGGTGGAGGTAAAGTATTTGAACCCGAAACTCCGACAAGACCTCAACCAACTACATCACCAACAGATTCAGATGAAAACCCTGAAGGAACATACGACCCTAATAATCAATTACAAAGAGCAGTAGTAGAAGCTAAAAATTCAACAGAATTAATGAGTGCATTAGATGTAATGGCCGAAGATGAAAAGGGTAAAATGTTGGATAAAGTAATGGCAGGCGCAGGTGGGCCGGTAGCATCTACGGGTGAAACTCTATGTGTTGAGGCTCAAAGTGATTTAATTCAGGGAAGATATAATCCAAAAGAAATTAGAGAATCTGAAGAATATAAATCTGAATTTGCAAATGTAAGAAATGTAATGAATGGCAATGATAAAAGAGCCAAAACTGCACTTGTAAAAGAATTGGAAAATATTTCTGATAAATTTGGATATTATAAAGAAGATGGTAGTCCTGATTATACACTTGCTATGGCAATGAAAGCCGAATCTGATTTGTATATTAAACAAAATCTACCAACATTCAAAAAAACACAGGTTTCTAAAACTAAATTTAAAAAAGATGAAGATAGAGTTAGCTGGATGAAAGCATCTTTTTATTCATCATATTCTTTAATGAATAACGGACCAGTTGATTGGAATAGAAAAAAAGGAAATGGTAGAGTAATGAAAGCAAATGCTAGTACCGATGGTGCTGCAAAACAACTTTTACTCGATGGATATAAAAATGCAAAAACACCTGAAGAAAAGGAACATTATCAAAAGCAATTAAAAGTTTGGGATAAGTTTAAAGGATACCATGACACTTATTTAGTTTATACTAATGACAAAGGGCATAGTTCTATATTCCATATTTCAAATAAGAAAAGTGATGATTTAGATGACCCACAAAACAATACAACTCCACAAAAAAGAATTCAAAATTACGCAGCTGCTGCAAGAGAAGCTAAATTAAGTCCTCAAGCAGCCAAATCAGTTGCAAAGGCACAAGATGTTGCTATGGCTGGTTCTGCTGATAATGATAATATTGCAAAAAGTGGATATTCTGAAATTAAAGATGTAGCATTAGTTACATCATTAGCCGGTAGATTGCCATCTAGAGGTGAAACAGATGTTAAAGATGAATATTATGCATCTTTAAAAAAGGATAAAGCAATCAAAGATTGGTATAAAAAAGAATATGGTGCCAAATGGGAAGCCAAATGGAATGCAGCAAAACCACAAGAAGTTATCGGATTAGCAATGAAAATAGCTAGTGATAAAAATACCGATATATCAAACTTATCGGGTAACTTTACTAAATTTATCTTAAAACAAGGTCAATTAGCACAAAGTATATTTGTAAAAGCTCAATCAGGAATGAATGCTAAACAAATATCAGAAAAATTTAATGGAATTTATTCTCCTAAAGAAATTGAAGCTATATTAAAAAGCCCAACAATGAAAATGATGGCTGATAAAAAGGCTGAACATGCAGCGGGGTTGGAGGGTGTACATAAAGGATTTATTGCATCATTGCACAAAGCAGATGGAACTAAACCTGGTCAAAGTGGTCCAAACGGACCGGCAGTTGAAACGTATGTAGCAGGTACATTAAGGTCTTTACACATTGATACCTATATAACTAATTATGATGATTCAGTTCAAATTGAAATGGGCGGAGTTGGATGTGTACCGGCAGATGTTAGAGGGTGTATGGCAAACCTTTCTGGATTTAAAGGAGATACTAGTACGCCGGAAGGAAGAGTTGCATTAAATAAACATTTGACAAAAAATGTAAAAGTAGATGCTGATTCTGATGCAGTATATTTATTAGGAGGTGATGGCAAAACAAGAACATATTTAGCAAGTGATACTTGGAGGCAAGCCGGTTCATCTAAAAAAATTGCTACCGGATTTGGTAGAAATTTAAGAGGATGTTTAAAAAAATCCGTAGGACAGAGAAACGCAAATAAAAGAAATAAAAAATAATGAACACACAACTACTTTGCCTGTTTACGACAAAGGATGAGTTAGATACATCAGTTAACTTTATATTAGGAAGTTATATACTAACAAACCCAAATGTTTTCATTTTAGAAAGTAAAATAAAACCAGAAGAAGCATTTATTACATTTAATGTGGGCAAAGGTTCATCTGCAATTGATTCAAATTGGAAAACCATATTAGTTCATAGAAAAAAACAATCAAATACAATCTATACTATTAATGCTTTAAACGAAGTTATTAAATCCAAAACAGGTGGTATGTTGGATAATTCTTATATGATTGACTGGGATGAGTTTAGAAATTGTATAATTACTACATCAAATATAGGATACAAAAAAATTCCTACAAAAGTTTTCAAAAGTTTTAATACAAATGATTTGGAATTCTAATTAATTTTTCATATATTTGTAATATGAAAAGAAATAGATTCAAACCTGTTGAAATAAACGCTAAAGACCCATCGGAGATTTTCGAAACACATCGAATGGAAATATCTTCAGCGATTATCAATGGTATTGAATTTGGATTACGAAACAATAAAAAGAAAGTTGATTTTGCTCGTATTATAGTACGAGGTATGATTGTAATTACACTTACAATTGATAGTAAAGAATTTTTAGATTTATTGGATGAAAATATAAAAACTCTCGTAGAATATGAGGAGTATGAAATGTGCGCTTTAGCTGTAAAACTTAAAAACAAAATAAATAAAACAAATGAAAAAGTTACTCAAAAAAATCGAATTTTGGATTGATATCCATTTAGTGTATTTTCTTTATAATGGAAATAAAACACAGCGTTATTACGATATGTTACAAAAAAAATGGAATATTAAAAAATAAGTTATGAATAAAGAACAAACTGCAATTGAATATTGCGAAGAAACCTATCCTCAAACGTGTGAAGAGTTTAAGAATATTTTAGATGAAATGTATATTACATTTTGTAAAAAACAAAGAAACTACGGACCGGGTAATATTTCGGTAGGAACATCGTTAGAAACTAAAGAAGATGTTAAATTATCCCTAACAGGATTGTGGTTCAGAATCAATGATAAAGTTCAACGTTTGAAACAATTGGTAGTATTAGGTCAACCTGATGAAGTGAGTGAACCTATACAAGATACATATGAAGATTTATCCGTATATGGTATCATCGCACAAATCGTTCAAAGAGGAAAATGGGCTAAGTAATGAATTGGGATGAATACTTTATAAACATAGCTCAGCAAATAAAATTAAAATCTAAAGACCAAAAAACACAAATTGGTGTTGTAATAGTTGGTAAAGATAATGAGATTGTATCAACCGGTTATAATTCATTTCCAAGAGGTATAAACGATAATTTACAAGAAAGACAAGAACGACCTGAAAAATACTATTGGTTTGAACATGCTGAAAGAAATGCAATTTATAATGCGGCACGAATTGGTGTATCCACATTGGGTACTACTATGTATATGACTTGTGATATAAGTTGTGCTGATTGTGCAAGAGGTATCATAAATGCTGGTATATCGAAGATAGTTTTTTCTAAAAGTAATAAACCTTGGAATACAATATGGAAAGAATCAGCAGAACGTTCAATTCAGATGTTTAAAGAAGCTGGAATTGATGTAAAGTATTTCACAAAATAATTTGGTAATATCAAAAAATAGTTGTATCTTTGATGTAATAAAAGCCAAAAAGTTTATATTTAGATATAGGAATATATCGATATAAACCTCAACTTTAAAAACAATTTTTTAAAACTTAAAACAAAAAAAGCAATGGACATTTCATTAGCACTGAAGAGATTTAGCTCTCTTCAAAACAACACAAAAAAGTCTGACTCAATCTTTAAGCCAGCAAACGGAAAATCTCAAATCCGTTTAGTACCTTACAAATTCAATAAGGATAATCCTTTTATCGAATTGTATTTTCACTACAACATTAACAACAAAACT